GCGCGCGTGCGCGCGAGCCAGAACCCAGTCATCCGTGGGTTCAAGGACCTCTGGGCTGAGGCGACGAAAGCATGGCACGCGATGCAGGTGAATGCCGGATTCGGTCCTCAAGCCGACCAGATGCAGAAAATGCTGGCGGAGAACCGCAGGGACATTGCGCGTCTTAATGCGCTGGCTCTGTCCGACGGGGCAATGGGTCCTAACCCACATATTGTTTCCGCTATCGAAAGGGATGTTAAGAACCGCTCGGATAAGATCAAGGCCATTGCAGCCGATATGGCGAAAGAGCGAAAAGATGCAGAGCTGAAGGCTGCACAAACTACATCGGTCGAGTTTATCGCGGAGATGGATGAAATCATCCAGGCTCAAGCGAGCAAAGAGGACAAGAAAAAGACCGAAACGGCTAAGATCAACGGTGAAGCGGAGATCGCTCGTCGGCGAGCGCAAGCTTCCGGATTAACCGAAGAGGTTCGGAGAATTGAAGAGCGTCGCGCCGCGGCGGTCGAGGCGATCGAGAAGAAGTACAAGGAAAAGGCGAAGTCAGGCAACGGCTCAGCTGCACGCGGTGCAGGTCTTCAGGGGTACAAGGACGATCTGGTGCAGGAGCAGGCGTCCATTACTGCCAGTACCCAAACGCTTCGCGCACAGTATGCCGCGCGGCAGATCACCGCCGAGGCGTACTACAGCCGCATGCGGGAGCTGACCCAGGCCGGCACTGATGCCGATGCCCGCTCTCTGGAGGGGCAGATCTCATTCCTGCGCGCGCAGAACGCTGCTGGCAAGGAAGGAATCACCGTTCAACGCCAGCTCGGAGAGCTCGAAGCAAGGCTGGCGAAAGTTCGAACTGAAGGGGCAGCAAAGCTGGAGGTGCTGGCTACTGAGGAAGAGCGGGCGACCAAGAACCGCAAGTCTGCGATCGACGCTTACACGGCCGCCCTGGAGGCCAGCAACGTCGCACTCCGGCGCCACTTGGAAACACGCGTTGCCCAGGTCGGCATGGGCGATCGCGAGTATGAGATCCAGCAGCGCATCAACGATGCATACGACGATCAGGCTGAAAAGCTCCGGCAGCTCACGCTTCAGCGCAATGCGGATCAGATCGATGATTCCACCTTCGACGAAGAGAAGGCGATCCTGCTGGCCAAGACGCTGGATCGCGTGCAGGCTGTCCGCGATGGGTATGCAGAGCTCCAGTCCGCAGAGGGAAACTGGTTGCTGGGGGCTGCCAGCGCATGGGAGAACTACCGCCAGCAGGCCGCCAACGCCGCGCAGCAGATGGGTGGTGTTGTCGGATCGGTGTTCAGCGGACTTGAAGATGTGTGGGTGAAGTTCACGCAGAGCGGGAAGGTCAGCTTCTCAGACATGACCCGCTCCATCCTGGCTGATCTGGCCAAGATCGCATTGCGGCAGGCGGTCATGGGTATCGCGAACGGCTTTGGCGGAGGCAGTGGCCACACCGGAAACGTGGGAACCCTATTCTCCGGCTCGTGGGGCTTCTCGTCCGGCGGCTACACCGGTGATGGAGGCATGTACGAACCAGCCGGCGTTGTGCACAAGGGCGAGGTTGTCTGGTCGCAGGCTGACATCGCACGTGCGGGCGGCCTGGGTGTGGTCGAGGCGATGCGCCGTGGGATGCGCGGCTATGCAGACGGAGGCGTGGTAGCTGGTCGAGGTGCGTGGGGCGCGCTTGGACCCTTGGACGTGAATGTGAGCGTGAAAAACGCTCCAGCAGGCACGACGGCCAGTGCATCGCGTACCGGGAACGGCGGCCTCGAGATCGAGGTGCTGCTTGGCCAGCTGGACCAGGCAATTGGCGGGCGAATCGCTGGCGGCACAGGTTCAACGTACGCGGCAATCAAGGGCCGCTTCAGTTTGGGAGATGCGATCTGATGGAAACTCTGCCAGCTGTTGCGAGGATCACGTTCGACGGGCAGAAGCGCTCGTTCGATCCCTCGGTCGAGCGGACGGAGATGGAGAGGGGAGTTCCGCGGCAGCGGCTTCTGAACAGCCATGTGCTCGTCAAGCAATCCATGAATTTCTACTTCGCGAACATCGATGATGCCATGGCTTTCGATGCCTGGTACTTCGACGCGATCAAGCGAATCGGGTGGTTTGAGATGGTGCATCCATATACAGGGAAGGTGATCAAGGCTCGGTTTGAGAATGGCGCCATTGGCGATCTTGTGCCTGACGAGAAGCTTCCCGGGGACTTCAGGCTGGACGCGGTCGTGGAGTATCTTCGATGAGCACTTTCACCGAGCGTCGGCAGCGCACCGACGACACCACCGGCATCCTGCTTCTGCTGGAACTGAGCGCCCCGTCGTTTGTGGAGGTGCTGCGCATCGTCAATGACACGGACGACTGGGTGAGCCAGGGCAAGTCCTACATGGGCTTCCCGTTCGGCTTCAAGCTGCCTGACGATGTGGGTGGGCAGGCGCCGCGGGCGCAGCTGGTGCTGGACAACGTGGGCCGATCGATCACCGAAGATCTGGAGCGTTTGCAGCCGGGGGAGCTGGTTACGGCGCGCCTGATGATTACCGACCGCGCCGATGCCAATGTGATCGAGGCGAGCTACGACCTGCCGATGACGCAGGTCGTGGTGAACACGAGCACGGCATCGGCCCAGCTCGGGGTGGACTTCCTGACGCGCCAGCAAGCCGTGACGCTGCGGGCCAACCCGTACACCCTGCCGGGGATCTTCTGATGCGCCTTGCCGAGGTGGAGAAGTTCGTGGGCATCCCCTACGACGAAGACGGGTTCGACTGCGCCGACCTGGTGGTGCTCGTGCAGCTGCAGCTGTTCGATAGGGTGATCACCCTACCGGGGCGTCGCCCGCGCGGGCTGCAGGGCGCGGCTGAGCTGGGGGCACTGTCGAGGCCCTACGCCCACCGCCGCGCCGGACCACCCGAAGACGGCGATCTTGTCCTGATGTTCGATCAGGGACACCGAAACCCCGGCCATGCCGGGGTTTTCTTTTTCCTGGCCCATGAGGGCTGGGTCCTTCACAGCAACGAGTGCAACGGCTGCAGCGTGCTGCACCGCGTGCGCGATCTGCCCGACTTCGGGCTGCGAATCGAGGGTTACTACGCATGGGCCTGATGCACACGCCTACCGATGCCGGCCGTCTGATCATCACCCCGCATCCGGTGATGCTCGATGGCCAGCGCAACCTGCAGGCCGACCTGCGCCCGGGCGAGAGCCTCTATGCCTTCCTTGCGCGCCATGTGGAAGGTCTGGACGGGCAGGCGTGGCTGGTGACCATCGGCGGCCGGCCGGTTGAGCGGCACCTGTGGAGCAACGTGTATCCAAAGCACGGCCAGGTGATCGAAATCCGGGGCGTGGTCGGCAAGAGTGCGATCCGGCTGGTGGCCCAGGTCGCGCTGGCCTACTTCACCCTCGGCGGCGCGGCGATTGCCGGCTTCAGCATCGGCACGTCCACGGTGTTGGGTACGACGCTCGCGCGCGTGGCCGTCTACGCCGCCGGCAGCCTGCTGATCAACAAGGTGCTGGGCCCTAAGCTGCCCAGCGCTGCCGCCTCGGCTCCGGCCGACACACTCTTCTCCATTTCGGCGCCCCGTAATCGGATGCGTGCCTATGAGCCGCTGTCGTTCGTTCTCGGTACGGTGCGCATCGCGCCGGACGTGGCCAGCAAGCCCTACATGAACTATGAGGGTGACGAGCAGTACCTGTCGCTGGTGCTGACGCCGGGGCTCAACGTTGCCCGCGTGGACGAGCTGTACAACGGTGACGCCCTGCTGAGCAGCTATGAGGGGGTGCAGGTCTGGCACAGCGGCTTCCCCGGCATGCCGGATGAGGCCATTCCGCTGTACAGCAACTCTGGCAGCGTCGACGGTGGTGTGATCCTGGACACCAGCAGCGACCCCAAGCACACGCCCAGCAACTGGGTTCAGCGCACCAGCTCCGCCGGCGCGATCCGCCTGCAGGTGAACATGGATTTCCGCATCTTCGATGCGGACAAGAAGGGCCGCGACTACGAGAACCGCGAGCAGATCCAGATCCAGTACCGCGCAGTTGGCGAGAGCGCCTGGCGGGTGTTCGGCAACTACACCGTGACCGGTCGGACGCAGAAGTCCCGGCGCGCGACCTATGGCCTCGATGTTCCGGCCGGCCAGTACGAGGTGCGGGTCCGCACTGCGGGCTTGAACACCGACGGGAACAACGCGCAGGCCAGCTTCAGCTGGACCAACCTTGTCAGTGTGCTGCCTGACACGGCCAGTTATGACGGCATCCCGCGCATCGGCATCCGCATGAAGGCGTCCGGGCAGCTCAACGGCAGCCCCGACGAGCTGCGCTGTGTTGCACATTCCTTCCCGATCCCGGTGTGGAAGGGTGACGCCATCGGCTGGGTCACCGAGGAAAGCAGCAACCCGGGCGCACAGATCCTGGCCTACGCCCGCGGCATCAAGTCGCCGCAGGGCGTTCGGATTGCCGGCATGGGCCTGCCCGACAGCCAGATCGACGTGGAGGCGCTCAAGGCCTTCATGCTGCACTGCGCGGCCAATGGCTTCACCTACGACTACCAGGTGGCCGAGAAGCGCAACCACCAGGCGGTGATGGACGCGGTCGCGCTGGCCGGCTTCGGCCAAATTGCATGGCCGAAGGGCCGTCTGGCCGTGGTGTGGGCCGCTGATGAGCAGCCGCTGTCGGGCGTGGTCAACATGGCCACGATCAAGAAGGGTCAGTTCCAGGTCGAGTACACCTTGGCCAACGGCGCCGACGGCATCGAGTACAGCTACCTGGACCGTGCCACCTGGGAGGCAAAGACCCTGCGCGTGCCTGCGCCCGGCGTGACCACCATGCTCAATCCGGCACAGGTAACCGGCGAGGGTGTCACCAGCGAGGCGCATGCCGCCATGCTGGC